GTTCGTATGATGTTGCAATCGCTAAGAAAGGTCTTGCGCGATTCAAGCACAAGACTGTTGACATCACTTACTACATTGCAATCGAAGCCGCAAGTTCAACCTTCGGAGAAGAATAATGGCACTCGATAAAGCAAAGGTATTGGGATGCCTTCAAGAAATCTCAAACTCACTAACTCGCATCGAAGCAGAACGCGATCTTATTAAAGAGATTCTTCAGAAGATGCAAGATGAATGTGAGATCCCCAAGAAGTTATCTCGTAAACTGGCAAAAGTTTACCACAAGCGTAATTATGAGGAAGAAGTTGCCGAGCAGAGCGACTTCCAAACCATCTACGAAAATGTGGCTAAATAAACTAGATGGGACGCAACACTCTAAAGTTGACAGCACTATCCGCCAGACTGCTCGCTGTGGGAGTTCACCTTCCCCGTCCCGTCTTCTCTCCGGAGTTATATTATGCATAAAGATGATCTAAAAGTATTGGTTATTATTCTTTTATTCGCCATCTTCGCTTTGGTCAATACATTCTTTCTCTGGGTTCCTGCATCAGCACCACCTGTTATGTTAGTGTTGTTTGTTGCAGCATATTCAATTTGGGAGCACAAATATGGCAACAAGGCGTAATTTTTTCAAGTATCTTGGTCTTGCTGGTGGTGTTGCTGGCGGTGGTATTGTAGCCGCTGCTGCTGTTCTTCCTGATGCTGAGAAATGCGAGGCAGTAAAAGAAATCGAATCCAATGGACACAATGGTAAGATGATAATTGGTGCTACTTATGGTCAACTTGCGCCACCAGATGGCACTCTTGTTTGCGGTCCACGTTATGTTCCAGGAACGCATAAGCATGTCAGCGCAGGAATAACCGTCGGTCCTGATGGCGAAATGTACTTGATGACAAAAGGAAAATGGCGTAGAATAGTGACTGAATAAACAATCAGGAGTTATATTATGAATGAAGCGTTGTGGGTTGAAAAATACCGTCCCCATACTATTGCCGATTGTATTCTTCCTGATGAATACAAGGCAACTTTCCAATCTTATGTTGATCGCAAAGAGATTCCCCATCTCTTGCTTTGCGGCACTCCAGGAACAGGCAAGACTACCGTTGCTCGTGCATTGTGTGACGAGATCGGATGTGATTATCTAATGATCAACGGCTCAGACGAATCAGGCATTGATACGTTTCGAGTCAAGATTAAGAACTATGCAAGCGCGATGTCTCTTGGTGGTGGCAAGAAAGTTATCATTATCGATGAAGCAGATTATCTGAATCCAAACTCAACTCAGCCAGCCATGCGTGCGGCGATGGAAGAGTTTGCGCATAACTGCACTTTCATCATGACTTGTAACTTCAAGAATCGAATCATTGAACCGTTGCATAGTCGATGTGCAGTAATTGAATTCAAACTGCGTAAGGAAGATAAGCCAAAGATGGCGATGGCGTTCATGAAACGCGCATCAGAAATTCTCACTGGCGAGAAGATTCCATTTGATAAGGCAGTGCTGGCTGAAGTTGTTAAAAAGCACTTCCCAGATTATCGTCGTGTGTTGAATGAACTTCAACGTTACTCTGTCAGTGGTAAGATTGACTCTGGTATTCTCACGAGTATTGCTGATGTTTCGATCAATGAATTGGTCACCTCTCTGCGAGATCAAAACTTCAGTGCAATGCGTAAGTGGGTTGCCGACTTCGGCGGAGATGATCCTGCAAAGATTTATCGTAAGATCTATGATAGTCTGTATGATATTATGGATAAGTCTACGATTCCGAATGCTGTTTTGATTCTCGCCAAGTATCAATACCAGGCAGCGTTTGTGGCTGATCAGGAACTTAACCTCACCGCATGTCTTACCGAGATGATGGTGGAGTGTAAGTTCAATGGCTGACCTATTCAAGGAAATCATTCCGTCTATTCTACAGACGAAGGAATATGCTCTCCTGACAGAACAGGATGAAAAGTCATATTCATCGTTTATGGTAAACCGAGCACTCTCGTTTCATAGAGACACCGTTCTCTGGGCGAACGAGATGAATCGATTTTCAACTCTCGACAATAAACTCAAATATGACTTTCTCCTAAATATAATAAGAGCCCAAAAACGTCCATACAGTAAGTGGCATAAAAAGGCTCAAAGCAGTGATTTGAATGTCGTAAAAGAATATTATGGCTACTCCGATGCGAAAGCAGAGGAAGCATTAAAGATACTTTCTGACGACCAAATCACCGCTATGAAGAAACAATTATATAAGGGTGATTGACCATGGTCGAAAAATTAGTAGAAGTCACATTAGAAAAGCAAGACGACTTCCTCAAGGTCCGCGAAACTCTAACGCGCATCGGTGTCGCTGCAAAGAACGACAACATTCTTTACCAGTCTTGCCATATCCTCCATAAACAAGGAAAGTATTATATCGTCCATTTCAAAGAACTCTTTGAATTAGACGGTAAGCCATCCAATATGTCAGACAATGACATTCAGCGTCGTAACACGATTGCGAATCTAATGGCTGAGTGGGGTTTAGTGAAACTCGTAAATGCAGATAAGACAAAGGATAACGTCGCACCATTAAGCCAGATCAAGATTCTTCCATTCAAAGAAAAGAATGAGTGGCAATTGGTTTCCAAATATACGATTGGGAAGAAAAAGAAGGAAGGTTAATTTATGATTGTGATGAATGTGTATAAACTTCGTGATGATATTGAACTTCCAACATACGGCACGACTCTCGCAAACTGTTTTGATTTATCATTCCAGCCAACATCAAATGTTGTAAATGGATATGATGCATTCAATGCATCTGTTGAAAGAGATGTAAATGGTTTTGGTGAAGTTTCCATCTATCCAGGCGATCGTTTACTGATTCCAACTGGATTAATTTTCAAGATCGAACGTTATGTTACGATTGAAACATTTGCAGACATTGCAAGACATGATGATGAACTTCCGTTACAAAATTATAGTATTCGCCTTCATCCTCGTTCAGGACTTTCGCTTAAGAAAGGATTGATCCTAGCAAACTCAGAAGGTATTGTTGATGTTGATTATCAAGAAGAAGTATTTGTGCTTTTGACAAACACTTCGAAGATGCATCAGGTTATTCGAAAGGGCGATCGTATTGCTCAAGCAGAAGTTACAACCAATCAACCATTTGCGTTTAAAGTCTTGACAACACGACCAGAGAAACATTCAGAACGTTCTGGTGGATTTGGTTCAACTGGAATATCAAACTGACATAGTTGAGAATATTATATTATGAATCGTGATGAATTATCATGGGATGAGTTATTCATCCTGCAGGCAACTTTGATTTCACAAAAAAGCAAAGATCCATCTACTAAAGTTGGATGCATTATTGTGAATGATGATAACGTTATACTCAGCACTGGCTTCAATGGTTTCCCTCGCGGAATTGAAGAAGATTGGAATGATCGCTGGAAGCGTCCAGAAAAGTATCACTGGGTTGAACATGCTGAACGCAATGCAATCTTCAATGCCGCACGTGTTGGTGTTTCACTCAATAATTCTCGCGCATATTTAAATTGGGAACCAAAGCCATGCGCTGATTGCACACGCGCATTGATCCAAGCAGGGATCAAGGAAGTCATCGGTCCGAATCGTCCATGGACTGGCAAGGGGACGGGAAAGCATTACTCGATCGACCACGCCGAAGTCATGCTGCGCGAGGCAGGAGTCCGAGTACGCTATTTCGACCTCCCCCCAGAACTAGGGTATCCCCCAGAATAGAGCCGCTCTCGCGCCTCTCTCCTCGGCGAGAGAGGGAGCATGTAAGTTATTGATTTTACAGGAAAAAACTATGTTGGTTTTCCCTGTGTTTTATACGACAATTGTTGTATGAGATATCACTATATCGTGTCTAAAAACGACAAATTCGGTGCTCGCCACACACTCTGGCATGTGGGAAATTATCATTATCAGATAGAATGCCGCTCTACTGGCAACAAGATTGACCTTCCCGACACCACTTTCGAACAGGCAAAACGTGTGTTCGATGAGGTGCTTGTAAGTTATTGATTTTGCAAGAGTTTTACCTGTTGTCTTTTTTACGGTAAAATGCGATAATATATCTATGAAAAGCGAAAACACTATTGTAAAAATCGGTGACGTTGTCAAGAGTCTTGACTTCGTCGGTATCAACGACTGTTTTTATGTCGGTCTCGTGGTCGGCATCAGCGAGATGGATGGCACTTTCCGTGCCAAGACCATCAAGCGTGTGTGGCAGGGTCAGTTGGATAAGAAAATTCCTTCGGACTTTTTCACTGCTCCGATGCCTGGTCATCACTTTGCTGATGATCTGATGTTTCCTCGCGTTGAGGTGGTTGCCTAATGAATATCGAAAAACGACATGGCGGTCCGTACGATCGTGGTTCTGCTGACAGTTACTATCGTCGTCCTCGTCGTCCGCACTTCTTCACTGATGCGACGTATGCCAGCGATGAGATCACTGAGCGATTCATGACTGCGCAGCAAATTGCTGAGTACAATCTTGGCTTTGATGATAATGAACAATCTGGTAATTTTAAAGATTGGGGTTGATATGAGAAAACAAACTGAAACGTTGTTGAGTGAGGCGATCGATCTGGTGAATGGTGTCGATCATGTTTTGGCGAACACCATGACTCAGTACGATCTGAGTGCCAAGAACTGTTATGATCTTGCGGAGAAACTTGAGCGTGCATGTCATGCACTGCTTGTTGTTGGTGATCGCAAGACGCAACAAGACTTGAACAAGATTCCGATGGGTGAAGGGGTGCCGTTCTAATGGGATACTTCAAAAATTTAGAGATTGACGTCATCGAGATGCATCGTCACGATGGGCTCAAGGAAGCAGAGATTGCAAAGATCACTGGCTTGTCACTGACTGAAGTCAACGAGATTCTCGCAGCGTATGAGAATCGCGATGCTGATTACAATGAGTACGATACTGACATGGTCAGTTACGACGATCTCACGTTTGATCCAGGTGATATTGATTACAATGCGGAGCATTACTAATGAGTGACGTTATGACAGAAAGCAAAATCTTTGAACTTTGCGTCAAAATGCAACGTCTTGGGTATGCAGTTGTGATATTCACTCCAGAAGAACTGCGTGGTGCGAATCCTGATCATGTTCAAGACCGTTTGGTTGAATTGGGTTGGGATGTGATTGATGTTCTTGCGACCGAACCACGAGAGGGTGAAGAATGACAAACGAATATCGCCGCTCTGTTCTTGCTCCACGAGAACGAGTAAAGTTTGATCCTCGCAAT